CTACCAGCAATGGGTGTTACCTGACCTATAACTGCAACACTATTAATACCAGGATATTCTGGTGAAGCATCTGATACAGACATTCTTGCACTATAGTCTTCAGTATTTGAATATGCCCATACAGACAAATTACTGAAATGACTATGCATTAGGAATCCAGTATCATTTGCTGTCTCAGTATCAAATACAACTCCCATATTAGTACCCCAGTTCTGATTACTAATGAAAGGTATGTCCCATTGAGGAGTTGAGAATGCACCACTGTAATTCATGTTGAGAGTCGTTCCCTGATTCAATGTAACATCAGCACCAATACCAACCTTAGGAACTATTGTTTTTGGTGAAGTATTATTATCATCTACAGTATCACCAGTGTATACACCTGATGCATTACTAGCAATTATAGATTTAGCACCTAAATCTGGTAACTGAAATGTTCCACCACTATCAGCATTCTCAGCATTATCTTCTTTTAATACTGTTTCACCTTTCCTAAACTTAGAGTTAGCACCAACACCAAGAATTTCTTTTAAATTTGGATAATCATTACCATTAAGGATAGATCCATCACATCTCAAGAATCCTGCTGGTAACTTAGCTCTATGATCTGTATCATTAGGATTCTTACCATCTAATGTTCTAGGGAAGGCAATAATAGTACCTGGGAAACATCCATACTTACCTCTTTCAAATCCGTAGTTTACTGCCATCTTAATATGTCCTTATGATATGTAAAATGGATAACTGAGGTGTCTGCATATTACATGCAACAGTACCAATACCAACATTACCAGCATTTAATGGTGTCATGTTACCTCTACCAACATTATTTAAAACTAAAGTTGCTGGAACATTCATACTACCTTTAGTTATAGAATAGAACATCGATGGGTGTATGTGTGCATCCATAGTAACTTGTCCAGCATTAACAAAGTTAGCAAATGAGTGTGATGTATCAACAGCAGCAAATGACCAAGGAGCAGTAACAGTTGACTCTGTATCCATATTGGATGCATCAACATAGTTATAGTTGGTGCTTTGGTTTACTCCTGGATCCCTTCTAGCAGCCCAACCTTGAGCACCCTGAGCAGAGTAACTACCTGGTCTTGTTAAGAATCTTCCTGAATAAAAATCTCCTGTACTTGCTTGGTTGCCATCAAAAATTCCTATCCTCTGTCTCTCAGAAGTAGGAGTGTTTGCTTCCATTCTGTTAAACTGTGGACTACCACAATCATCAGGACAGAATAAGAAACAGTTAGCATTTCCATTATCTTGACATGCTTCTGCCCACTGAGTAGGAGCACCACAAACATCAAATGTTCCTGAACCAGCTGATCCTTCACCAGTACCACCACCATGTGCATGAGTACCTATGTGCCAATCTCCCAATGCTCTACCAGCAGTTGTTAATCCATCAAAAAATACTGGATCATTCAATGTGACACCAGTAACAAAACCTAGGAATGTATTAATATTTTGATTGTATGATGCAAATAAATCTATATTTGAATTACGAATAGGATTAACTTCATTCGCATTGTCGTCAGTATCATCAATTAAATTTTTAAATGAGGTTGGAATATTAAAGTTAGAAAGACTATCGTGTGATGTATGATAATCAACTAATGACTTAGCACCTATGTTTGGTATCTTGAAACTATTTCCTGCCACACCACCATACTTAATTCCAATAACCTCATACAAATATGGAAAGTCAGCAACATCTAGTTCCTGACCTTTGCATTGAAGCCATCCCTTTGGTATCTTAGTGAGGTCACCAGTCCAAGGGACAATCGTACCAATCGCTGTCCCTTTAAGTGATTTTTGAAAGTTATAATTAACTGCCATTTATTAAACCTCTACGATTCTCCAACCTCTATCAGAGGAAGCAATAGTTGTGTTTGCACCATCAGTAGCACCAACATATACTAAACCAAGACCAACATTAGGAGTGTTAACAATTAGTTCACCACCTGTCCAGTTAGTACCTAGTCCACCAAGTGTAGTACCAGTTGCATCACCTTGTACTTCTACAGTTGTAGCAGCACGAATAACTAACTGACAATTATAGGATAAAGCACCACCTAAGTCAATGATCCTTATCATATCTCCTGTAGCAGGTGCGGTGGGCAGTTTAAGAACTAACACAACACCAGTACCACTTGGTTTAATAAAGTAGTTAGTATTAGCAACAAGTGTTGGAGCAGTAGCATCTGTGTTTGATGGATCATCAAGATATAACCACTTTCTACCACCTGTAGGTGTGATTAAGTTATCGATACCACCAATATTTATTGACCCTGTTAGGTTAATATCACCACCGATTGCTACATCACCAGAACTTGCAGTGACTGAGAACTTAGGTGTACCACTGAAGTTAATTCCAGTTGTACCAGTGTAAATCTTGAAGTCACCGTCCATGTCGATGCCACCAGCAAGATCTAGATCACCACTAGTCTGAGTAAGTCTCAATCTACCAGTGTCAAGGCTTGCAGAGTTACCACTTGTAGCAAGAGCATCTGTGCTAGTTACCCAAAGGTCTCCAGTAAATGCAGCACTACCTGTCTCACCAAGTATTGCAGCAGGAGCAGTTGAAGTACCATCACCAATAAGAGTGATTCTACCATCTCTTCTGAATACAATCTCCTCAGTACCAGATGTATCACTTTCAATTACAAACCTGTTATATTCTGTTGTTAATTGAAGTGTGAAGTCTTCAGTACCAGTAAGTGTAGCAGGAGCAACCAAAGTACTTGTACTTGCACCAGTTACACTGTTAACTACTAATCTAGTATTAGGAGTTGGAGAAGCACCATCATTAATAATGAATGTTTCTGCACTTGCATCAACAACAGCAGTGATTCTTACAAATTCACCTGAAGGACATGCACCACCAGGATCAGCACTCAATCTTAAGTAGTCAGTTGCCTTGAATGTGCCACCAAACTCACCTAATTGGATTGTAGTTGCACCAGCATTTAATGTTGTGTCTCCAGCACCAGCATCACCTTCTCTAATGAAGGTTGCATCCTGAGTATAAACTAATGCAGCAACAAATGTATTATCTGCATGTGAAGCATCAGTTGTACAGAACTGACCACGCTGAACTACAACAGATCTGTTAGCCTCACTTGGTGGAGCAGCAATTCTAATGATCTCATTCTCTATTAATATTATATCACCAACTGTGATACCATTAACATTGTTGAGCAATAGTGTTGTGTCACCAGCAGCCCAAGCAGTTCCACCACCACCAGCTCCAGATGTATCAATCTTATGACCATCTAGAATAATACGAGCATCAGTTGGTGTACCAGTAATTGAAATTGCAGCACCACCAACAGTAGATGCTAACTTAAAGTTCTGTCCTGATGAATCTAAAACATAGTAGTTAAGACCAACAGTTACACCAGTTAATCCAGTAATATTAGTAAATTGTACTATATTACCGTTAACAAAATAGTTAGAAGGTCCAAGGTTGTTATCAACAACTAAAGTATTATTAGATACCGCAGCAGAAGTGAATCTTAATTCATCAGCAAACCTTGCTTTATAACTAAAGTGATCAACATTAAGACTGTTAAGATCTCCAATGTTATGTGTTACATCAGATGTTCCTAACTGTCCTCTAGTTACAGTAACAGCACCAGTGTTATTACCACCAACCTGTTTCACATCACCATATAATGATGTATCACCTTGTACATTCAATGCATGATTGATCTTAGTTTGACCAGCAATAGCACCAAAGTCTATGGATACTGCCTTAGTGAAGGCATTAACAGTCGCTGCTGTACCATTTCTTGTGAATAGATTAACTACTCTCAAGTTAGTTTGTAGTTCTATATCATCATCAGGGTCTGTAGAGATACTTGTTAGACCATTATTGATCTCAAGAATCTTAGAGTTAAGGATTGTTTGATAGTTTTCAACTGTGAAACTAGACTGTGCAGAGTTACCTCTAGCACCACCAACCTTAACAAGAGATATCGCTGTGTTACCAGAGTTAGTTACAGTACCAAGATTAATTGTAGAATCTGTGGATGATGTATGTAAATTGAATGTTGTATCTGTAGAAGATGTACCAACATTAATTACTTGAGCTCCAGTTGCATCCTCGAAGAGGTTTGCAGTAGTCGCAGCACCAGCGAAATTAATTGTAGTTGCAGTTGTATCAATTAAGTTAAATGCTGTCTGAGTTGTAGTAATATCACCGCCATTAACTGCGAGGTCTGCCTCAACAGTAAGGTTTGAAGTGATCTTACCTGTTCCCTTAACAGTTAAGGAATCAGTAGTCTCAGCAAGTGTTGTATTAACACCAACTCTACCACTGTTAGTAGTAGAAATTCTTAGTGTTGCAGCATTATCAGGAGTAGCACTATCACCACCAACCAAGAATGCATTATTTACAGCAGTTTCTGTCCTGTCGGCAAATAGAGCATTATCAAGGAAGTTAGTCTGAGTGAGTGTCTTACCACTGATGAATGCAGTACCAACTACATCTAAGTTAGCACGAGGATCAGTGAATGCATCAACCCATGCTGTCTCATGTGCAGTATGACTTGCACGAGCAACAGTGTTAACACCTAACTTATAATCACCTTGAGACTCAGTACCAGCTCTAAGTGCTTCAGCACCAATTACACCAGTCTCCTTCCAAGTTGCACTTGAGAACTCCATAGTAGGAGCAGGAACATTACCGTTGTTCGCACGAACAGCAGCATCAATCAATACAGACCATGCTGGATTTGATTCTGTTGTTGCTGTGTTGGTAGCATCGTTATAAACTATGCTTGATAATGTCTCAGAGAGTTGAATGTGGCAGTAAGTATTACTTAACTGGAATGCATCATTAGCAGGTGATACAATTGGGAATGTACCATTAAGTAGAGGAGTAGGATAGAATCCTTTAATCCTAATGCTGGATGTATCAGTTATACCAAGTAACTGGTTGGTGTACTGTGTACCACCAGTATTTGCCCAGTTAATCTTGACATATACTCCACCAAATGTTAGAGAGTTGATTCTATTATCAACTATAGCATTAAAGTAGTTAGAGAATACCCAACCAAGTGATCCACCACGCTGTACTGATTCTCCCTTAAGGAGTATATCACCACCAATAGGAAGTACACCATTAACACCACTACCATAGAATACCTTCTGAGCAGCATTAACAGCAGTTCCACCAGGATCTACACCGTATGTTCCACTCTGATTTGGTGCAATATTTGTTGGTAGAGTTCCATTAGTATGAGTC